CACCCAACACGCTTTCCAAGCGTGCGCCATAGGCCACTAGGCGAATCCTCCGTTGTGGTCGGAAACAGTGCCTTCCACCACACCTTAAGTCTAACGATAAACTTAGGGCGGCTCCTCGCGTGACGTTACCTCGGCTAACACCCCCAGGATGGAAACGTAGCAAGGGTACCTGGGCTCTGGCGGGTGCGCGGGGAGTCCCTTTTGAAAGGCAGTGATGTCGGAAAACCTCGACCAGATCTTTGCTTTTTTGCGCCCGGTGCCTTCAGCTTTTCGACTTTTGTCGCTGCTGGTTTAGCTTGTACTTCCTCTTCTTCTTCTGGTTCTTTCATCATAGCATCGTATGCTGCTTTAAGGTCAACTGCTTTCATACCAGATAGTTTTTCAATCATGGCATCTTTCATTGCTTCTTTAGTCATACGAGCTTCTTCTAGTTCCTCACCATCATGGTCAACTTCATGACCAGCAGCTAGAGGTTCTTTAATTTTAGTTGGTTCAGTGTCTCCACCGGCATCTTTTGCACCCTTATTCTGAGCATCTTTTGCCTGTTTCGTTGCTTTCGCAGCGTCTGGGCCTTTCTTCTCTTCTGGGTCAACAACTGGTTTGCCTAGGTCTTGAACTTCCCCTTCCACTTTTTCCATAGAGTCACCTTTCGCAGCACCTTCAGTTGGTTGCTTCGCTTCTTCAAGCTCTGCCTGAACTTCTGCTTCTAGTTCCTCAATTGTCTTGTCTAGTTCTGACATTGGGATTTTCTCCTATTGAGTTGTTTTATTAACATATTTATAATGATTAAAGTTTTGACAAAAACTTTGCAAAGGCTAATGCGGAAACATTTGACTGTCTCTTTCTTGCACCTTCATTAATGTCATTTTTGATTTCGGTTACATCAACTTCTTGTAGTAATCCGTTATTCCAAACCCACTCTTTACCTTCCATAATACCTTCAACGAAGGCTTGAGGTGCAGACGGGTCTGCAACAATATCTGCCGCAGTGGCAAGATAAAAATCATCTTTCACATAATTCGCACCACTACGAGACTCTAGTGAACCCATACCTCTTGAAGAGACACCGAGTTTACCACCGTCTTTAATTAGTGCTTTCGCAATTTCCCCCATCGGAGTAGAGAGCAATTTTGCCTCTCCAACGAAGTTCTTTCCATCAGCTTCCAGTTTAGTTATCATGTGCGACACTCTGTCAAGATTGACAGTAGGGCCTTCTGGGTGACCGAGTTCCCCGAATGCACGACCTTCTGCAACAAATTCTTTGTTATACCTCTGCACTTCTTTGTTAAGAACTGCAAAAGGGTAGACACGACCATTACGGTTTTTCTGGTCTGCCTGCATAAAGATTCCACGAATCTTCATTTCTTTAGAACCATCGTCCTTTCCTTCAACGATGTATTCGACTTCTTGTATCTGTTCTGCTATTAGTTTCATTTTAATATTTCCTAAATCGCTGTTAAAACTTCTTTTTCAAAGTAATCCATGAGTTGCTTATGCGGAACCTTGAACTTCTTTGAAGCATCGTTTATTGTCTTTTCAAAAGTATTTAGGAAATCGGATGGTTTAGAGTCCATTTCCTTGAAAATAGCATCCACAGCCTTCTGCATCTTGGGAGACAACTTCTTGTATTCCCTAGATGTTTTATGTTCATCTTTCTCTGGTAGTTCTTGTTTGAACTGTGAAAGAGTCTTACTCACTATCTTCTTCTACCTCTGGTATATGGTCGGTTACAAATGTTTGTGCAACAGACACCCTTTTGGTTTCCAATGCATCTCCCACTTTCTGTGCAAGTGCTTGGTTAAAATGTGTTTCTGCATCCATATTCTGTCCAGATGCAATTGAATCCACAAAGTTTTTTGTATGTTCCATTATTTATCTCCTAGTTTTGGGTCGTTTTGTGCGTAGAATCCGTCTCCATCTTCTCCGTCTCCACTTTCACCTTCATCTTTGATTTGAGTTTCAATTTCCTCAATCTCTTCATCAGTCATTCTAAGAACCTGTTTCTTCACATACTCCTTAGAAAAGTAAGTTCCGACATACGATTCGATTTGTCCTAACATATCTAGTCGTTCTCTTAGAATCTCTGCATTCTTTAATTCAGTAAAGTGTCCGTCTTGTAGGAAGTCAAACTGAATATGTTCTTTGAATGTGTCCCACTCTTCTACTGCGATAACACCTTTCAACACAAGTTGTGTCTTCAACATATCTGCAAATAGAACAGAGAATTTCTTACGAAGTCTCTGAACGAACTTAGTAAACTTGAGTTCGTCTCTAGTGATGTTGTCTGAACGACCAATTTGGAATCCAGTTTCTTCTGCAAGTCTGGATACAGGGACATTCAATGAACGAAATAGTTTTTTCTGGAAGTATTGAATATCATCAATCTCTCCCAAGTTAGAACCGCCAGGCAGTGTAGTAATCTCAGTTCCTCTACCACCTTCTCTACGAGGTAACCAAAAATCTTCCAACATAGACATATGGTTTCTATCATCTCTGATTTCACCAGTTCTCGCATCGTATACTAGTTTGTTACGATAACGATTCATCACATCTTTAAGATATGATTCTGCCTTCATCTTTGGAAGGTTACCCACATCAATGTAGAAAATTCTTCTTTCTGGGGCTCTTGAAATTCGGTAAATAACCAATGCGTCTTCAATCATACGCAATTGGTTTACTGGTTTAATTGCTTTGTTTAAATATGAAAGGACAGTCCCTTTGTGCATATCCACCAAACCAGATGGACAATATGTAATCGAGTCGGGAGTAATCTTTACACCACTGTTAGTTCCAACTCCAGATTCATATCCGTTTTGATTAAATAGATAAAAGTCCTCAACCTTGCCAACGATGTCTAGACCAGTTTTAGGGTCAACACCTTTCTCGGCTTCACGAACCTTTTTAATTTTACGAGGGTCAATATATCGAACCTCTTTCATACCCTTGCGAGGTTGTTTAGGGTCGATAATCTTATGGTAGTAAATTCTACCGTCTACATACCACCTTCTAAAAATGTCGTGTCCCTTTTGGTTGAAGTCAAGAAGTCTAAGAACTTCATTGAATTCTTCACGAATCTTTTGTTTAATTTTAGGTGATACATCCAATCTGTCCAGAGAAACAGAAACCGATTGGTCTCTTTCATCTGAAACGATTGCTTCATTAACAATATCTTCAATCGCACTATCACATTCTGCTTGTTGTGCAATGTCTCGATATCTACGAATTAGGTCAAGCTCATTACGGTCACGACCATCCATATCCAAGACAGAGGCATAATGGCCCCCACCAGATACTACATCAAGTGTTCCGTCATCAGTAGAGGGAGCAGTAAACGAGTTACTGCCCCCATCTTTAGTCGCTCTTGTAATTCTGAAACCGAAAAGTTCAGCCATACTATAAGTCTCCTAAGTTTTACCCTACTATTTAGTAGGTTTGTAAAACTAGATTATACCGCACTTGGGGAGAATGAAGTGTATCTCCAAGTGACATCAAAGGTTTCGATTTCGTTTGCAGTATCGTAAGACAAGTCGATTTGTGTTACACCAGTTGGCCAACAGTTCTTCAATGTATAAGATTTCAGAATGTTGTCATCTCTGTCTAGTTGCTCAACTGTAATGTCAGCAGTATAATCTGAGACATTAGTTAATCCAGTGTTTGCATCTAGGTCATTGATTCCATTCAACCATCTTTCCATTGCATTTCGAATCATGAAGTCTGTATCGTTAATAACGGTAGTTGTCCATGTTTCGAATTCTCTGTCACCAGCCAAGTAGAGGTTACGACCTCTAAAAGGCACTGCGATTTCACCGATTGTTTGCCCTGGCAATGAAGTTGCTTTAACCAAGAATGACGCACGATTAATATCCAATCCAGTAGTAATTGCTGGAGGAGTTGTAATAATCACACGATATTGGTTTGCTCTTGCACCACCACCGATAAGGTTACTCTTAAATTCATCAATACTAGCCATTTTCTATCTCCTTATCCACCAATCTCACTGAACGCAACACCTGTGCGAAC